ATGATGGGGCAATTACTGTTTCTAGTAATTCCCTTGGTGGTTTTTATAGTACGATACTTGATATGGAAGGTGCCGCTAAGTCGGAATCTGAACTCATAACAAAATATCGGAATATGGCAATGCAACCTGAAATTGCACAAGCTGTAGACGATGTTGTTAATGAAGCTATATCAGTAGAATTAGATGAAAGCGTAGTAGGTATTACTTTAGGCGAAACTGATTTGCCTGATAAAGTAAAAGAGCGAATAACAGAAGAATTTGATAATGTTGTTTCTATGTTAGACATGGCAAACAATGGTTACGATATGTTTCAGAAGTTCTACGTTGATGGTAGACTAAATTATCATATTGTAATTAACCCTAAAGATATTAAAAAGGGTATACAAGAGTTAAGATATTGCGACCCTCGTAAATTAAAACTGATACGAGAGGTTGACAAGAAGAGTAAGGACCCACATAGTGGGGCTCCTACTAAGAAGATTAAAAATGAGTACTATATGTACTCAGACAACGGATTTGGTGGGGCAAGTAGTACTGGTAACGGAAGTACTCAAGGTGTTAGAATTGCTAAAGACAGTATAGCTCGAATAACATCGGGCTTGATGAATGAGAATAACAGTTTAGTATTATCTCATTTACATCCAGCGATCAAGCCTTTAAACCAACTTCGTATGTTAGAGGATGCAACTGTTATTTACACATTAACAAGAGCACCTGAAAGAAGAATTTTTTATATTGATGTAGGTAACTTGCCTAAGAATAAGGCCGAGCAGTATCTAAGAGATATGATGACTCGACATAAGAATAAGTTACAATATAATTCGTCAACTGGTGAGATTAGTGACTCACGTAAAATGTTGACAATGACAGAAGATTTTTGGTTCCCACGAAGAGGTGGTGAACGAACAACTGAAGTTGATACACTAGCCGGAGGTAGTGCTCAAGGCTTAAGTGATGATACAAACATGTTGTATTTTCAACGTAAACTTTATAAAGCGTTGAAAGTACCTTTAACACGTTTGGAGCCTGAAACACAGGCATCATTTGGTAGAACTTCAGAGATAACAAGAGATGAACTTAAATTTGGTAAGTTTATTAAAAGAATTAGAACACGTTTTTCTTGGTTGTTTAATATTATCTTAGAAAAACAACTTATTCTGAAGGGAATTTTAACACCTGAAGAATTTGACCAAATTCGTAACAATATAAGATATGAATTTGCTAAGGATAATTATTACGACGAATTAAAACAGTCAGAAATACTTCGTGAACGTATGAGTACATTACGAGATATTGAAGACCAGATTGGAAAATATTATTCTAGAGAATGGGTTATTCGTAACATCTTGCAGTTAAGCGAAGAAGAGTTTAACGAAATGAATGACCAGATGGAAAAAGAGAAACTTGAAGCACCCGATGAAGAAGGTGCGGAAGACAATCCATTTTGAGATAAATAAAACTATATTAAATTAAATAGGGACTAAATATGAAAAACTTTAAAGACCTACTTTCGGAAGTGGCCCAACCAAAGTCACCCGAAGAGAAAGCTTTTAAAGATCAGCACAAGATTGAGTTAATCAAACACCCAGTCGCGCCTGATTTTGTTCATACCGGTGAAATTCCTGGTAAGACAAAGAAGGAAAGACCTGCTGATGTTAAAGCCGGGGAAGACGCAAAAAAATACGACGGTGGAGCAGCTGCTAAAGCTAAACCATTTAAAATGCCACGAAACATCGATGAGACCAAACTTTCATTTAAAGATTTAATTGAAAAAGTTTCTGATAACGAAGAACTTCTTGAAAGTCCCCAAGAAGAGATTTCGATGATGATGAAGCAACTACACTTTATCTGTTATGCATCTGAAGAGATTATGGAATACCTTGGTGCTGAAGATATGGACCCAGAAGAATGGTGGCAGAATAAATTAGCACAAGTATTTGGTAATGTTAAATCATTATATGCATATGCTAAAGGTTCAGAAGTTGTTAAAAAAGACATTGAACAAGATGATGATTTAGATGTAGAACCAGGTGATGATGTTACTTTACCTAGTGATACAGAAGTAGACGATTTAATGAATAGCGTATACGAAGACGTTCAAATCGAAAACTTAGTTACTGAATCATTCTTATTAAGTGAAGCTAAAATCGATATTGATTATATTGGTAACGATAGTCAAAAAGCTTCTCACGAAAAAAAATTCGGAGTTAAAATCTCATTAAAAGGAGATGACGAAGCATTTGTAAGCGGAGACGCCAAAAACGTTTGGAACTTTGCGGTTAACCATTACGATGGTGACAAAGACGATGCTGCTGATATACATGGAAAACTTGCTAAAGAAGTTGGATATAAAATATCAGAAGAGGTAAACGAAGCAAATTTTAAACCTGGCAGTCTTAGACTTAAGAATGGACAAGCAGTTAAAATTGATTTTAAAGATGTTAAATCTCTAAACCAATTTATGAAAGGCTTAAATCCAAAAAATAAGAAAGAGATGGAAGACCAGTTAATGAAAGACAAGAAGGGATTTGAAGAAATCTTAAAGTTCGCAACTCAAGCCGGAGTTTAACATGGCATGGGTTGACGTACTAGGGTCAGAAGATGCAAATAATAATTGCATCTGGGAATATGACAACGCAGCTACGGCATCAAGTACATATACAGATGCTAATGGTACAACGTCTGCAGGGGTTAGAACTTTTACTCCACCAGGTGGAAATGCTCAATATACTTATGTTAAAGTACGTAAAAAGGGCGAAACTATTGAACGTGGCGAACTGAACAAAAATTATTATGACGCAAGAATATAATAAAAGTTATAAATAATTACAAGAAATCTAATTAAAGGTGATAATATGCAACTTATTACAGAACTAAATGAAAACCTTGAAGTAATTACCGAGGCTAAAGAGGACGGAACTAAGTCCCACTTTATCGAAGGTATCTTCATGCAAGGTGACATTAAAAACAGAAATGGTAGAACATATCCATGTGATACTCTTGAGAAAGAGATGAATCGTTACGAGGCTGAATTTATTAAGCCTAAGCGTGCACTTGGAGAACTCGGACATCCTGAGGGTCCTACTATTAACGGTGACAGAGTATCACATTTAATTACATCAATGAGGCGCGAAGGTAACGATTTTTACGGTAAAGCAAAAATCTTAAAAACACCTATGGGAGAGATTGTAAAATCTCTTTTAGATGAAGGTGTTAAAATTGGCGTTTCAACAAGAGGGTTAGGTTCGGTTAAACAATTAAAAGACGGTGTTATGGAAGTTCAAAAAGATTTCCATCTCGCTACTGTGGATATTGTAACCGACCCATCAGCTCCTAATGCATTTGTAAATGGCATTATGGAGAACAGAGAGTATTATTACGATATAGCTTCTTCATCTTGGAGGCCTCAGGAAGTAGCTGAAGTCCTCGAGGAAATTGTTGAAGAGGTTGAAAAGAAAATTACTCGCGTAGTAAAAACTATTGACGAAGAAACTGCACAGAGAATGTTCCGTACATTCTTGAGTTCTTTAAGAAATAAATAAATTAATAAATATTTTGCAGACAGATTAAATTTGTATTTAAACAAGTATTAAAAGGAGAAAATTATGGCAGACGACAAAACTAAATTCGTTGCTGATGACGGTTACTCAGAAGTACCACAACCTGTAACTCCAGAAGGTGGTGACAATAAAGAGAAGAAGTCTAAGAAAGGCGAAGTCGAAGTCAAGAAATCAGATGTAAAGACTCCTGGTCAAGAAAAGGCCGGTGAGAAAGTACCAACAGCTGAAGAAGTAGAAACTACTGAAACAGAAGAAGTGGTAGAAGAAGTTGTAGAAGTTGAATCTACAATCGAATCTATCTTTGAAGGTACTGAACTTTCAGATGAATTTAAACAAAACATTAAGCTAGTATTCGAAGCAGCTGTTAACGAAGAAGTTGCAACAAAGACTGAGTCTTTGAAAGAAGAACTAGAAGGTAAACTCGAAACTGAATTATCAGAAGCTATTGATAACCGTATGAAGGATGTTGTTGAAAATGTAGACAAATATCTAGACTACGTTGTTGGTGAGTGGATGGAAGAGAACAAGATTGCTGTTGAAGCTGGAATTAAAGTTGAAATGGCTGAATCTTTACTCGGAGGTCTTAAAGACTTATTCAACGAGCACAATATCGAAATCGACGAAGAAACATTCGACGTTGTTGAGAGTTTAGAGAAACAAGTTGCAGAATTAGAATCAGGTAGTAACGATGTTGTCAATGAGAACATCACACTTAAAGCTACTATTGCTTCTATGAGTGCAGAAAAAGTATTTGAAGGTATGACTGAAGGCCTTTCCGACAATCAAGTCGAAAGATTCAAAGTACTTTCTGAAAAGCTTGACGTTGAAGATTTAGAAGATTATACTTCGAATCTTTCAGTAATCAAGGAATCCTTCTTTAGCGAAGGCAAAATTGCCGCACCTAAAGTAGAGGATGTCGAAGAAGACGAAATTATTCTAGAGGAACAGGAAGTGACTAAACCAGCTTCTGATTACGACTCTATTAATGCTCTAGTTGAAGCTTTCGCAGCTAAAACAAAGTAAGGATTAGAATAATTAAATTGGTTAAAAACATAATTTAATATTAACATAAAGGGAGAATTACTATGAGTAATTATCAAGCATTGGTAGAAAAGTGGGGCCCTATCCTAGAGCACGAATCTTTTTCACCAATTACTGACTCACATAAGAAGGCAGTAACAGCTACTATCCTAGAAAACACAGAAAGAGCACTTGCAGAAACTGGTGATTTATCAGCAAATATGACAAGTCTTTTATCAGAAGCAGCACCGACTAACGATGCTTCTACTGGTGGTTTCGGGGCTGGTTCAGCAGCAGGCGGTCCTACAGCTGGTTACGACCCAATCTTAATTTCACTAGTTCGTAGAGCGGTTCCAAACTTAATCGCTTATGACATCTGTGGTGTTCAGCCAATGACTGGACCAACTGGTCTTATCTTCGCGATGAGAGCACGTTACGGTTCACAAGCTGGAGACGAAGCTTTCTATAACGAAGCTGATACAGATTTCTCAGGAACTGGTACACACGCTAATACATTACCAAACGCTAATACAACACTAATCACGACTGGAACAGGTCTTGACACAGGTGCTGGTGAAGCTTTAGGTGACGGTGTTGGAGATGCATACGCTGAAATGGCTTTTTCAATCGAAAAAGTAACAGTGGCTGCAAAGACAAGAGCTTTAAAAGCTGAATACACTACTGAGCTTGCTCAGGACTTAAGAGCTGTTCACGGCCTAGACGCTGAAACAGAACTTGCTAACATCCTTCAAACTGAAATCTTAACAGAAATCAACCGTGAAGTTGTTAGAACAATCTACAAAACTGCTGAAGTTGGAGCTCCAGGCTCTGCATCTGCAGGTGTTTTCGACTTAGACGTCGATGCAAATGGTAGATGGTCCGTAGAGAAGTTCAAAGGCTTAATGTTCCAAATCGAACAAGAAGCTAACGCTATTGCAAAGGGAACTCGTAGAGGGAAAGGTAACATCGTTATTTGTTCTTCAGACGTTGCTTCTGCTTTACAAATGGCTGGTGTACTCGACTACGCTCCTGCTCTTAACTCTAACTCTTTAGAAGTTGATGACACAGGCAATACTTTTGCTGGTGTTCTTAACGGAAGATTCAGAGTATACATCGACCCATTCGCTGGTTCAAACTACTTAGTAGTTGGCTACAAGGGTTCAAGCGCATTTGACGCTGGCTTATTCTACTGCCCATACGTTCCATTACAAATGGTACGTGCTGTTGGTGAGAATAGTTTCCAACCAAAAATCGGATTCAAAACTCGATATGGTATGGTAGCTAATCCATTCGCACAGGGTGATGCATCTAGCCAAGGTCTTGGTGCACTTACTCAAGATACTAACAAGTACTACAGACGTGTACGTGTAACTAACTTATTCTAAGAATAACAATTAGTTGTATCTTTAGAGGAGCCTTCGGGCTCCTCTTTTTTTGTTCATTAAAAAGGGACCATTAAGGTCCCTCTTTTTGTTTTGTATCTTATTACTTAGATACTACAAACTCGTTTAATTGAGTAGCAAGTCTGATTATCTGCGATGCAGTAATCTTCCTATTAACAAGTGGTTGGTAACCAGCTGTTTCATTATTGTAGGAATTGTACTCTGCTATAGCATAGTTTTCCCTATCAATATTACTTAATAAAATTCCTTCAGCTTGTGAAAGAAGGTCTGCTCGGATTTCATATCCGCTTTTTGTATCACTCATAATTTTCTCCTGTGTGTATGTGTGTTATTTGTATTTCTTAGAAAAGTAAGTTCGTAGTAAGAAAATACGTGTATATGCTACGAAGGTCATAACTAGTGTAACCATTGTACCTAGTGTGACTGGGTCGGTAATCTCAAATTTTTCAATATAGAGCCAAAGAAGAAAAAGGTTTAATGGATAGTTAACTACTAAACCTGTTGCAATCTGAGTTGCAGTTTCTTTGTGTATTTGTTTTGTTGCTTTATTCAAATTGCAGCCATAAGTAGCTTAAAGCAAGTATTATCAAAAGCTCCTTCTGTCCATAATATAATCATAGCGATCAGAGTTAGTCCAGTTAAACACCAAACTATTTCCCTTATTAGTTGTATAAATTTATGCATATCATTTTAAAGATTGTCCTAACTTTTGACCAATTGCTAAATAATCTTCAATTGGTCCTTTATTGAGGCTTAACTGGTTTGTTTCAAAGTTTTTTGCAACCATGTTTAATATCCCATCTTCAATATAGGATAGTACGCCAATCGGTGTAGAACAGTCACCGTCAATTTCTTTTAACATTTCTTTTTCAGCCATTACAGTATGCCATGTATCAATATCATTTCTTGCCCAACACCATGCTGTAATAGTTTCATCTATTGGTGTTTCAGGCTTTCTTGTTTGAAGAGCAATAACGCCTTGACCTGGTGCAGGTAACATATCTGCAGTTCCAAATACACGACTTGCTTTATGAGTAAGTCCTAGTGTATCAAGTCCTGCTTTAGCAACTACGATCGCGTCATATTCACCATTCTCTTGTTTGGCGATTCGAGTATCTATATTACCTCTAATGGGTACGACCTCTGCATTAGGATATAACTCTTGTAACTGGTAAGACCTTCTAGGGCTACTTGTACCTATGGTCCTAGGGTTTATATTATTACCAATCAAACAATCCCTAAAGTCACTTCTAGGTAACACACAGGTCACTTC